GGTTAGTACCCCCCACAAGAATATATTGAATATAATGTATATAGCAATAATTGATTTTTAAATAGTTTGCAGTGTATCTGCCTTACAATACAATGACATGAAGGTTAACTATAATTTCTATTTATTTGAGTGTATCTCAAATTTGTAGTTATTAGCTTATGTTGTATTGTTTGTTATTTATCTATTGATCCTTTTATTTAGAACAAAATTAATTAGTTTTTATCAAATTAATAATGAATAAAGAAACAGTCTTATCTGTCGAGCCAAAGACAGAACTTGTGTCTACCAAAGACGTAGGCATTTTAGTAAATGATAATAATAGATTATCACAAAATAGTGTTAGAAAAAATAAAATTACCATGAACACAGAATCCGTCTCATCCATTGAGCAAAAAATGGAAAAAGTGATTACCACAGAAGTAGTCGCATTAGAAAATGATGATCAATCATCAAATAATAGTGATAACGCACTAATTAGAGTAGTAACTTCTTCAGAAGAAGTTTCATCTGCTGATACAAAATCAGTAGAATCTTTAGATAGTACAGTGTCCCCAACAGGATCAAGTCTTTCTGAAAAGAAATTCTGGTCCATTGAAGATTTTGAGGAAATTATTAATAAAAATAATTTTCCACAAGATACCCCCCTTGTTCACAAGGGTATTAAAATAGATTTGTAAGATATTTACAGGCTACTCCACAGAGTAAGAAAGCTTTCATGAAAATATTTTCTAAAGATGAACATTTTGTTCAGCTGAAGAATTTTTGTAAGCAGAGAAAATTTACGTATAGTGAGTGTGTTGTAGTGTATTATATATATAAAAATTGTTCTTCTTTAGGTGAGTTTCACAGAACAAATTTTTATTCAATTTTTTGTGGGAAAGTAGATCTTTCTCGTAATACTCAAGTTAGTAGTAAAAACTTGGATAGCTTATATAAGACGTTTATAAAGTCTGGTTTACGAGTGCCAGATATGAACGCATTAGGACCATTATATCATACTGTATCTATATTGGCTATTTCTTTTATGTTTAGGGATATTAAAAGATTAAGAGGATTGAGTACAGTGAGTAGTGCTCCTTATTTGCATAAGAAAAAGGGGGGCAGGTCTACGCAGGTAAGATCTATGGCTCCTTTTTTCATGTCACAAGTAGATATCGAGGGGATAAGGAGTATCTCTTTTTCTATTTTTGATTTTATGAAATTGTCTAAGGGACAGAATGATCGTGCTGTCGCCTATGTGGGTGTCTATTTGACAATTCCACACTCTAGGTTTGATATTATTCAGAGACAGACTCCTACTCAGAGCATTGCCATACAATTTGTTCGGGAAGTGATGAAACAACTGAGTGGTACTGTTCATGACCTAAGACAGTACTTGAATATGAGAGTGGATGGACATGATGTATATGATAGATCACATAATTTCCTTTATAATCATGCTCATTCAGTTATGGGATCAACTCAATCACGCCTGAGGGGCTACAAGTTTACCCAGACCAAGATTAAGAAAGGGTGGGGAACACTTCGATTCAAGGATCATCAGGATGCAGAAAAGCTTAGATTATTAGGAGAACAAGCTGTTAAAGATGCCGAAACTGATTTTTATGAGAAAGTGGAAAAGATGAGAGAAAGAGATATAGAAAGAGAGCGTAAATTGGAAGAAGAGCTAATCTGTGAGATAGACGATGGATATACGTCTCAGGCTTGTTGTAGTAAGATTATACAACAGAGGACTGATGAATTACATACACAATTGATGGGAGAATTGATGATGTATTTCATAGATAATACCACGTACGTCAGTCAGGGTACATTCAAACAAATCTTACATGATGTTTATTTTCCAAAGGAGGGTAGAACGCCAGTATATAAACAGGTCATGAAGAAAATGTTATATAATCATGCACATGATATATGGGCAGTGATGAATGCACCATCCTTCGAGTGTGCCGAGTTTTACTTTAAGACAGTTGTTGCAAGAGTATGTATTAAATATGTTGTAGAACCATTTTTTACTAGTCAGTCTACTTTTGATAACTGGCAGATTGAATTTGTTGAATCAGGTGGGAAACATATAAGAGAATTAAGAGAGAGCTTGTTCCAAAAAGGAGATTTATTATTATCTATCACCAGTAGAACTATGAAATTCTTTAATATGTTTGCTGTATTACCCTTCTTAATACATTTTAAGATGAGTCCATCGGCTTATTATGATGAAGATGTAACAGAATTTATGAAGGAATCTCCCTTCAAAAAATATAAAGGAGTCCTAGATTTGAAAATGTGTATCATCCTGACTTGTGCCGATGTGGTATTAGATTTCCTTGAAGTTGGGTGGACACTTGCTTATGGAAAAGCAGGTGATCTTCACAATGGTCATCAATATGGAGATTGGTTCAAGGAAGTTGTATTTTTAAAGCAGGAGATGCATGTGAGAGATTTAGAAGGACATCTGAGTGCAGATGATTTTGAAATTAGAGCCCAACAAGCGAGAGAAGTTGGAGATAGAATATTTTTGCAAAATCCCAATGATAAGATCATAGCTTCTACTTATAAAGAAATAAAGGGGGTAACAGAATCTTTAGCTCTTGAATTTAGAACGAGTGGTGAAAGAGAAATGCCTTTTAGTATAATGTTACAAGGAAAGCCAGGGTGTGGTAAGACTACAGCTACAGCATCTTTATTTGCGACTTGTGCTAGTGTATATGGTTTGAAATATACTAGTAATATGGTGTATAAAGTCACTAAAGGAAAATTTCATCCCGGTCTTTCCACTCAACCTTTTTATGAATTTGATGATTTTAATGCAACCTATCCTAATGGGAAAGATATTGAGGCCTCAGAATACGGTGATTTTTTGGATATGCTCAATACTACAGTTGTTCCTTCTAATCAGGCTGATGTAGATAGTAAGGGAAAGAAGTGTTTCATGCAAAAGGTAAACATTTTTACTACTATGGTTGGTTTTCAAAATGCAAATTTAATTTTTCAAGATTGTGGTGGATTGTACAGGAGAGTACAGGTAGCTGTTAAGATGGCAGCAAAACCTCATCTTACTGGTTTGAAGGGTGAGATTGATCCAGATAAAACTTTGAAATCTGGTGAACATCCTTCATTATATACAATATGTGAAATAAATGATTTGGGAGAGTTTGTGCCCATGGATTCCAAATCAAATATGGAGGTTGGACCCTTTTTAAGAGAAGTTAAGAAAATGTGTATTGAACACAGGAGGATAGAGAAATTAAGGCTTGACGGTAGAAAGCATATGTCAGAATTGTGTGATTGTGGAATTCCACAAATGTATTGTGATACATGTAAATTTGTGAGTCAAGCTGCAGCTACAGCCTCTGGTTATTTTTATGCAATTGGTTGGCTAATGACCTTGTTACAAGAGATACCCACTAGACAACATATGGTTTTTTACATATTATACGCTTGCCATATGTCAAGTGTTTTTGCTGCTAACTATGGATTAGAATTTTATTTGATGGGAATAAAATTCTTGACTTGGTCATTTGTATGGGTATCCATACAAAAGGGTTACAGAAAGATGACACATTACTTATTGGCTAAGACCAGTTCTTTTGAAGAAAAACTTGCTCATATGAAAAAGACAGGAGAGAGAAAGTTTAAGGAGATAGTTGCTTCTATAGATATAGGTGCAGATGCTCTTAAAAGAATGTCTGTGTGTGCTGGAGTAGTTACGGTGGTAGTAGCAACCTATGTGGCATACAATGCAATGTCTTCCAAAGAAGAAAAGAAAGAAGAGCCAAAATCGCAAGGATTGGAACAGACTTGGGAAAAAGAGAATGATGATGGCACTACACAACAATCTAGGTCTATTAGCAGGAAAGATTTTAAGAGGAAAATACAGGCTAATTTCTACAAGATAACTAGAAACTGTTCCATTAAGAATAAGGCAATGTCTACCAGCATTCTTTTTATCAAAGGTAATCACTTTATTGGTAACATCCATATGTTAGAAGGTGCACAGGAGATATTGATAGAAAAACAATGTGAATTTGAGTCGGGGATCAATCTCAAAGTTGTAGTTTGGAATCCAGTTCTAGTTCACAAGATATCGCATGATTTAGGTATCTATCAATTACACAACTTTAAGTTACATAAGGATATAACACCCTATATCACTGGAAAAAGGTTCACTCAGGGTTTTGTTGAAGTTAAAGGAATTAAAACAGGAGGAAAATTAGGTAGAGGACCTTGGACCAGAGAGGTGCCAAATATGCCTTCTGTTTTTGAATATGTGCAAGACGTAAGAGTGATGTACAATATTGGACAGAGGCTTAGATGTGGTGAACCTATCTTGAGTGCGAATCACAATATTATATTGGGTTTTCATGTAGCAGGGAAGGAATCTACTAATTCCAGTTTGGGTGAGACTATCACTAGGAATGACGTTGCGGTCACTATAGATGCGTATAGTGTTAAATCACAAGCTCATGAGGAAATTGGGGCACTATCTAAGAAAAGTTCTTTTTATTACAATAAAGGTAATGGGATAGCAAAAGGTACTACTTCTCGGATTCCACCTAAACTTAAAAGTAGAGTACATCCAGTGTTGCACTCAGAGAAAGTTGTAGGAGTGTTTGGCACTGATATTAAAAGATTTGTAGCACCATCATTTACTAGAAGTCCTACTAATCCATTATCAGATCCTTGGCACATGAATCTTAGGACTTTGGTAGCGGAGAGAAATTTTAGAACTGTGGGACTCGAAAGAGCTGTGAGTTCCTATAAAGAAAAATTGGCCCCCATATTCAGTATAGTACAACCTCTGAATTTACATCAGGCTATAAATGGAATTGATGGACATCCCTTCATACATAGTATCAATGTACAAACTAGTATGGGTTATGGTTATAATTCTAGAAAGAGTAACGTGTTGGTCCAAGATCTCACTGATAAATGGTATTTGCCTGATAAGTTAGATAAGATATACCATAGTATGTGGGTAGACTATGGGAATGGTGTAAGTTGGTCACCTATTTTTACTGGATCTCTTAAAGATGAACCTGTTACAGTTAAGAAATTTGAAGATAGAAAGGTGAGATTGTTTGGAGCCACAGAAACACTATGGGGTTTGATGGCCAGATCTCTTTTCTTACCTATTTTAATATACTTTAGGGGTAGATTTGAAAAATCAGAAATGGCTATTGGTGCTAATGCTTATGGGAGAGATTGGGATCGCTTTCATAAGTATTTAACAAGGTTTGGTGAAGATTCTATCATTGCTGGAGATTTTAAGGGATTTGATAAATCTATCAGATCAAGAATGATATTAGCTGCTTTTGACATTTTCATAGATTTTGCCAAACAAAGTGGGTATACTGAGGAGAATATTAAGAGAATGAAAACAATCGCTTATGATGTTGCTTTCCCCCACTATGATATCAAATCAGATGTTTTTCAAGCTTTTGGTACTAATCCGTCTGGCCATTTCTTCACTACATATTTGAACAGTGTGGTAAATAGCTTATGGATGAGAACCGCTTATTATGTAATGGGTTTTAATAATTTTAATGAAAATATAAATCCTTTGACATATGGAGATGATAATGCCATGGGAGTAGATAAGAAGTGTGGGTTCACTGCTAAACATTTAGCTGAAGGTATGATTAGAGCTAATGGTATTATATACACTAATTTTGATAAGAAGGAATTTAAGAAAAATTATTATAATATTTCTGAGATAAATTTTCTTAAGAGAGGTTTCAAACCAGAAAATGGGTTTATTTATGCTCCATTAGAAAAAGATTCTATTGCTAAATCACTATCATTGACTAGTAGTATGATAGACAGAAATATACATTTTATTAGTGCTTGTGAATCTGCTATAATAGAGATGGCTATTATTGGTGGACCAGATTATGAAAAATTTATTGAGGTATATTATGAGATCTATGAGAATGAATGTGCTGTATTGAATGTTTCTCCCAGATCTAAAAATAGGAAAGAATTACTTGCTCTTATGAAGAGTGAGTAATTGGAGGAGGTGGCCCTGCAGTTGGGCCTCAAGTTAGAGTAGAACTGCAAATTTGAAAATAAGAATATAATGAACAAAGAAATAGTTGCTAACCTACAGCCAAAAGTAGGAAAAGAATCTGACATAGAATCAGATTCACCCGATGTTTATATAGCATCATGTTCGTGTAGCGAGCAAAGAAGAGGAGAAGGTGTTCTCCAGTGTAGTAAGACCAGTATTCGGTGTAATACTGGGGTGTGCACAATCTCCAGAGAGTATGTGTCTCAAGCCTCAATATCAACAACAGAACATACATCCACTGAGAATCAGATATCTCATTCAGATACGTCTGGTTTATCAACTACCCTTAGGAGAACAAATCTTGAACCAGGTGGGATATCTGGCTTTCTTGGTAGGAGGGTCAATATCTCCAATGATACATGGACTTCAGGAGCTGGACTCTCGCTCAACTTGGATGTTCAATCACTGTTTTTCTCTAATTCGGATGTAGCTGAAAAAATAGATCATTTTTCACTCATGAGATACGATATCAATCTTGAGATAGTCTTTTCATGCATGCCTTTTCAAGCAGGTATCTTAGAAGGTGGCGTAGTATTTGCTAGTGATGTATCACAAATAACACCTTCATTAGCTACCTTTGTATCTACACTACCTTACGGATTCATCAAATATGCTTCACATCCCGACCCTATAACAGTGAAGATACCATATATGGACTCTAAAGAATATGTCACACCCGGAGATGGATTTGGTAAAGATTTGAGATATAGAATTGAAAGTATTGGTAATTTGCTCAACACCAATGGATCAACAGCGTCTATAAAACTTAGCACTTTTATGTGGTTGTCAAACGTTGAGATGTTTGCCCCTACTTCGCAAGCAGAAACTGGTACTGCAGTAGAATCGTCATCACCAGGAATTGTAGAAGGTATTGCATCAGGAATTTCAGAGGCTGCTGAGATTGCTGGTGAGATATTCCCTCCAATCTCTTGGTTGGCTAGTCCTATTTCTGCTGTGACGGGTGTTGTATCTTCAGTTGCCCATTTGTTTGGTTGGACCAGAGAGTATCTAGCAGAGGCACCAACAGCAGTAGTACAGTTCGCATCTAATGATTTCAACATGAGTGATACTGCTGAGGCTATCTTTAAGTTAGCAGTAGATCCTCAACAGGCACTATCACGAAGTATAAATGAGATTAGTCCAACTACTATTGATCAATTAGCAATAACCAACTTCACACGTAGGTGGGGTCTTATAGATTCAGGGTTATGGACTGTTGCATCTACTCCTAACACTGTGTTGTCTACTTTAGGTGTCACACCCATACATAGCATAACATCTGGAAATTTTACTCAACATACAGCCTGTAGCTACGTTTCGAGATTGTTTAGCTATGGTCACTTTCCTATGGAATATCTCATCTGTTTTGGAGCTTCAAGTCTGCAGACAGGTATTGCGCGTATAGTGTATGACCCTGATTCAACTGGTACTTTCACGTCAACTAATTTACAACATCTAAAGATCGCTCAAGTATCTGGACCCACCACCATATTCTTTTCGGTGCCATGGACTAGAAAAACAGGATTTAGTGAGATGTCTGTAGATCTTGATGCATCTGTACTTACAAGCACTCGACAGAATGGAGTAATATCATTAGTTGTACAGAATTCTAT